TGCGGCTTCGGCTGCTGCGGCTTCGGCTGCTGCGGCTTCGGCTGCTGCGGCTTCGGCTGCCGCGGCTTCGGCTGCTGCGGCTTCGGCTGCTGCGGGTGTAATTTTTGCCATGGTTATCTCCAAAAAAAGAAACGGCGGACCGCTCAGCCCGCCGTGGTTATGTTGGCGGCTGATCAGGTTGCGGAGTTGACGTACACCTTGACCGCATCAGGCTCGATCAGGTTGCCGCCGGAACGCTGCCAGCCGCAGAAGCCGACTTGACCGAGCAAGGCGAAGGCCGAGTCATCGAAACGGCGGATGACGGTGCTGTTCATCACATCGCGGATGATGTACTTGGACAGGTCTCCGAAAGCGATGGACTTGGCGCTCGCGGCCATCGCTGCGACGTCGTCGTTGACCGTGTACGGATAGCCGCAGATGGTGGACGGCACGCCGTTGGCAATACCTTCTGCGTCGCCAGGATTCCAGATCGGGCGACCGGTGGTGTCCTTGATCTTGCGGATCACAGCGACGCTGGTGTCGGCCAGCATGAAGCGGGCGTTCTGGCGATATGCGCGGTTGACCGAGTGGATCAGGTCGACCAGGTCGTCGTAGATGATGGTCAGGGTCTGGCCGGTGGTGCCGGTCTTGCCGACGCCCGCCTTGGGAATCACGCCATCCGGCAGGGTGGTGCCTGCGCCCACGGTGAAGTGGGTATTCTGGATGCGCGCGATGCGAGTGGCCAGGCGGTTGACGACGAAGGCGATCACGTCGATGGCGGAGTCCTGAATCAACTCGACCGGCAGCGCGATCTTCTTGGAGCTGTACTTGAACACGTTCAGCGGCAAGGTGCCGAAGGTGATGTCGCCACCTGTTGCAGCAGTGTTCTCGCCGACGATCTCGCCCACTTCGGCGGTGCCGTCGCTGGTCGGGAAGCTCAGCGCATTTCCGGAGTCGGTGGAGATGATCTCGGCAACTTCGCGCATGCCGCCAAAGGCTTTCAGCTTGTCGATGACCATCGTGGCGATCTCTGACGGTACGGTGTAGCCGCCTTCTGCTGGGGTGGTGGTGCTCATTGCGTTGCGGATCGCAACAGCCTGTTCTGCGGTTACGTTGTTGCCGTGGCGCAAATATAAGGCGACTGCAACGAGGGCGTCGATTGTGGTGCCGTCTTCTTTCTTGCCAGTCTTGCCGGCGGCGCTGTTGAAGAACTCATCAGCCTCCAGTTCGCGCATGCGCTCGGCGGATTTGATCTGGCCTTTTGCCATCTCGATCTCGTCGGCGATGTTGTCGAACTGCGTTTGCTCTTCCTTCGTCCAGACCTGGTCGCCTTTATCGGCGAGCAGCTTGTTGGCTTGGGTTGCGAGGTTGGAAATCTTCTCGCGCAGGGCTTGAATGTTTTTCATTTGTCGTGCCTTTCGTAAAGGTGCTTCGTGCTGGCAGCCGGCCAGTGCGGGTTTTGCGCGCGAGAAGCGCTACAAAGCGGTGACCAGACGCAAGCGGTTTGCGTTGGATGCGGACATTAAAAAACCCGCCGGAGCGGGTTCTTTGTTTTCAATCGGAGCGGGCTCTTCCGGAGGCGGAGCCGTCAGCGCGGCGGGCACCTTTCCGTACGCTGCAAGGTTCCATACATTGCTAACCTTTGCAGTGGGTGCCAGCGCATCGACGAAGCCGTTGTCGATGGCCTCTTGCGCGGAGAACCATGTCTCATCGTTCATCCAGTCGATGATCTGTTGCTGCTCCTTCCCGGTCTTGCTGGTGTAGTCGGCAATGAGCGAGCCTTCGATTTTTTCCAGCAGGTCCGCCATTTCACGCATGGCGGTCTTATCTCCCCACGCGATGCTGCTGGCGTTATGGATCATGAAAAACGCGCCCTCGGCAATCAATACTTCGTCTGCTGCGATGGCAATGCCGGTGGCGGCGCTGGCAGCCACGCTGTCGATGTGCGCGATGGTTTTGCCTTGGAAACGTTTGATCGCTTCGATGATGGCGCGCGCCTCGAACACGTCTCCGCCGGGTGAGTTGATGCGGATGTTCAATGTCTGCGCGTCGACTACTTGTGCAATGGCTTCGATCACCATCTTTGCGCTGATGCCCCAGTAAGCATCGATCACGTCATAGATGTACAGGGTGGCTTCGGATTCGTTGCGCACCAGGTTGACGGGCTGTTTTTTAACCAGCGCGTTGTCGCGGTAGAGCTGCATGATCTTGTTCATTGTGTCTGCCCTTCTGTAGTGACTTTTCGTGGGTCGTATATTTCGGCAGCAGCGCCACCGAGGGGAGCAAGTCCTTTTCCCTTGCGGATCTCGTCAACCGATAGCCAGCCCATGCCAGTACCGGGGCCGCCCAGTGCTGCGCGGTTATATTCAGCCTGGGCTTTGCTGTCGCCTTCTATGAGCGCATCGCGATCGAATTGGATGTATCGCCCCGAGTTGCGCGGGAACAGTTTGCGGTTCAGTTCTTGTTCGATGCGGATGAGATGCGGTTGTAGGGTGTAAGTGACGAACGCGCGCGACATGGATTCGATACCGCTGCCCCAGCTGGTGCTGGCGCTGGTCTCGCCGATCATGTGCGGCGGGACACCAAAAGCGCGGGCGATGTCGATCACTTGGAACTTGCGCGCTTCGAGCAGCTGCGCATCTTGGGCGTTGATGCTGATCTCTTTGGCGGTGAGTCCTTCGGTCAGTACCAGCGGCAGTTTGTGCGCATTTTCATTTCCTGCATATTTGTTCGCGAACGAAGTTTGCAATGCGGTGATCTGACGCTCATCCATCTTGCTGGGGGAGTTCAAGATGATCGATGGATGCGCTCCATTTTCAAAAAACTTTCCACTGTAGTTGTCCATGGCCAGCGCATTACCCACGGCAGCGCGGGCTGCGTAGGTGATGACGCTCATAGAGCGGACACCATCAAAGCCAAAGCCCGGGAAGTGCAAGACTTCGGCAGGCTCTAGCCAGGTGTTGATCCCGAAATCGGGCAGGCTGATGTAGTAACGGACGCTGCCATCCGCCTGGCGGATCGGTGAGACGCAGCCCCACGGCAAGGGGAGCAACTCAATGATCTTGCCAGTGATGGTGCGACGGATCCATGTGTATCCGTCGCCGCGCAGCAGTTCGGCAATGCAGACGCCTTCCCAATGGCTGGCGGCGGTGTATTGCTCACACGGCTGCTCGTTCAGCTGGTACCAGAGCTCATCGCGCGGTAGTCGATCTTTGATGTCGCCATTAGTTTTGTATTGGTGCAGCGGGAGCGTAGAGACGCCGCCCGCTATCTTCTGCACGCAGGCATACACCGCTGCCACGCGCATCGCGGTGGCTGAGTTCACAGCCATCCCGGCATGTCCTTGCGATACCCCAAAGGCGTCCAAGACTTCTTGGCTGTACGTGGTGTTGCTGATGGAATTCGCACGCGCTGCTTCACGCTGCGCGCGCCACTTGTTGAGAATCGTAGAGCCTGGAGTTGCGGCGCGCTTTTGCGCTTCGTTCCACCTTTCTTGTGTGCTCATAGTTCTACGAATCCTTGAGTGATTATCCCGTCCGGCTCTGTCACCATCGCGCGTGACATCCCAACAATCAGCGCGACCGCCCCGTCGATCTTGTTCTGCGGCCGTTGCTTGCGCGGGAACATGTTTTCGTTATGGTCCAGTTTTACTTCGACGTTGCTCATCATCCACACGAAGGCGGGGTTGCCGTCGTGGTGGAAGCGCGTCGGTGTGGCGTCGATCAGTCCGGCGATGAACTTCATCGGTTCGCTGAGGTAGCGGGTCTGCATCGGAACGTCCACGACGGGGATGCTTTCGTTCGCGAGGTTCGCGCCGAGCTGCTGTCCTCCCCACTGGTCCTTCGCGACCTCTCGCACGTTGACGATCTCGCTATCGTCCAGCACGTCTTGCTGGATGTATTCGAGGTCGATCATGTTTCCAGAGGTCTGGGTCAGGTGTCCTGACTTGACCCAGCCTCGGTAGTGCACGTTCTCCGGCGCTTCGACTGCGGCCTCGGGAACGTAGTTTTGCGAGATGGCGTAGTAGTGATCCTTGCCGTCCACCTCGCGCTTGAAGATGTGCACTTTGCTGGCGATGTCTTGTGTGCTCGCCAGGTCTAGCCCGATGACCGATTCTTCTCCGGCAAAGCTGTCCAGCGTGAGCGTCGGGTCGCCGCTCTGCTGGAGGTTGTGCAGGTTGATCCAAGGCGATGCTGCCGCACACCAGACGTTCAGGTGCTTGGTCTTGAATGTGTTCTGTTTGCGCGGGTCGGAGACCGCGTCGCGCTGCTGGATCTTCAGGAAGTCCGCGTCGACCGATACGCCGTAGTTCGGGTTGGCTTTGATCAGCGCGTCTTCGCTGGTCCAGTCGTCGCCTTCGTCTGTGGTGAAGATGATGCCGAAGCGCTGGTCGTTCTCGATGGTGCCTTCGAGCGCTTTCTGCAGCTCTACCTGGTGCATGTAGCAAGGGCCGGATACGTCGGTGCCGGCCGTGGTGATGATGAGCATAAGCGGCTGCGACCGTGCGCCCATGCCGGTCTGCATGGTCTCGTACAGCTCGGGCGTTTTGTGCTCGTGGTATTCGTCAACGATGGCGCAGCTGGGTGATGCGCCGTCGCCCGGCTTGCCGATGACCGGCTCAAACTTGCTGTTGGTCAATACGACCGACAGGTTTGATGCGTTTGCAGCAACGCCGAAGTGTTGTCTGAACTCCGGTGTGGCGCGCGCCATCAGCAGCGCAGGCCGGAATACTTCCAGCGCCTGGTCTTGCGAGGTGGCGCCGGAATACACCTCGGCACCGAACTCGCCATCGACCGCCAGCATGTACAGCCCGATCACACTGGCCAGTGTGCTCTTCGCGTTCTTGCGCGGCACAAACAGATCGGCCACGCGGAAGCGGCGCTTGCCAGTGAGTCGATTCACCCAGCCGAAGATGCTGGCCAGGATGAATATCTGCCACGGCTCAAGCGTGATGCGCATGCGCTGCGCGGCCCAGTCGCCCTTGATGTGTGGCATCAGCTGGGCGAACTTGCAGACCCGCTCGGCGGGCTGGTATGTCTTGCCGTTCTGGTCTACCAGATCCGGATTGAAGACATACGGCCAGTCGCCGATCGCGGCCGTGGCCAGATCATCCAGATGGCGCTTGCAAGCCAGCTTGACCCATTTGCACGCGACGACGTGCCCGTCGGTGACATCGTGCGCATACTGCGTCGCGATATCGCCGAAGCTTTGCGCTTCAACTTGCTGCGCCATTTAGAGTGATGCAAACGAA